TTATAAGGGAGAAGATCGTGAGTACCTAACTGAAATGCTGGGATTCCTAATTAATAATCAAGGAATTGCCTACACCACGGACGGTTACAGAATTAAATATTCTGTACGTGGTTGTAGGATGTCCGGGGATATGGACACAGCTCTAGGAAACTGCTTAATTATGGGTAGTGTTTGCCATTGGATTAAAAGAACCAGTCTTATTGACTGTGAGGTCCTAAACAATGGAGACGATTGTCAGTTGATATTTGAACGCGATAGCATACCTATAATTTCACAAACAATTCTTTTAGCAGGTGCCACTTTTGGGTTTAACTTAAAAGTGGAGGAACCAGTGTACTTAATAGAACATATAGATTTTTGCCAACAGAGACCAGTAGCAATAGGCAACACCTATAGAATGGTCAGAGATCCATATGTTGCCACCTGCAAAGACACTATTATGATAATGAAACCTAATAGCACAAAGAGTTTAGATTTGTGGAGAAACACAGTTTGTACCGGTGGTCTAGCACTAACCGACGGAATTCCTGTAATGCCTCAATTTTATAAAGCATTAGGTCGAGATTCAATTACAACCAAAGTGGCTCCCCACTTCGCTAAAGTCGACGAATCAGGATTCTGGAGGTTAGGAAAAGGAATGAAGTATCAAAATCGAGAGGTGGCCGATAACACAAGATTATCATTTTGGCGCGCTTTTGGTATTACGGTTGATCAACAGCTTGAAACAGAGATAAATTATGAAGAGTGTAGATTTAAGCCGATCGGGGCCCCATCGGAATCTAGATCCACTCAAGAATTCCCAACCTTCCCATTCCCAATCAAACATGCCAACTAGACGCACAAAACCAAACAAAAACAACAAGCAACCAAATCCACCCCAAAGGAAGCTTAAAAACAAAAGCATTAAAAGAAGCAATAAAAGAAGACCTCAAAAACAAATGCAACCACTTTTTCGTGAACTAACAACCAGAGAACACATAGCTAAAGCTGGAGGAAACATTGGCTCCTATCTTGGTGACAAGTTAGGGGGCATTTTAAGTATAGTTACTGGCAACGGTGATTACACTGTGTTGTCCAACACTTTGATGACAGACACACCATCTTTTGCAAACACTGGTGAAGTAAGGTTCACACAAAAGGAGTTTATTGCCGATATCAAAGGAAACACTTCATTTTTAAGCTTAATGCACGAGCCGATCACACCTTCAAATCCAAATCTATTTCCATGGTTAAGTGAGATCGCTCCAGCATTTGAAGAGTATGAAATCAGAGGACTGTTGTTTCATTACAAACCAACTAGCGGAACTGCAATCAATTCAAGTAGTGCAGCGCTAGGGTATGTTGTTATGTCAACACAATATAATCCATACTCTGATCCATACACAAATAAACAATCAATGGAAAACTATCAGTACACAACTAGCGGTGCTCTTTATGAGGTATAATTATACGCTGTTGAATGTGATTGATTTTTAATATAACAATTAATATTGTTTGT